GCCGCAAACGAAAGGTGAAACAGGAGTAGCAGAAGAGTCGGCGGAACCTGAAGATGTAAGTGAGTTAGAAGAATAATGAATGGCCGACTTACCAACCCCTGATACTTTTTATCGCCAAGCGATTGACCTTAATCGTTTTAGCAATGGAGTGTCTAAGAAATTAATAACAACTTATAACGACATCATTGTTGAAACAGTAAACAAATTACAACAGATAGACGAAACAACAGCACCATATACAGCAACTAGGCTCCGGTCGTTGTTAGCCCAATTAAAAGAGTCGCTAGGAACGTGGGCGATAGATAGTGCCAATGTCACAAAGGAAGAGTTGCAGGGTTTGGCAGTTTTGCAGTCTGAGTTTGTCGAGAATGAGTTAAAAAAGTTAGTTCCAAAAGGGGCTTACGTTCCTGTTCGGACGGTTGCTGTTAGTCCTGATTTTGCTAAATCAGTTGTTATGACTGACCCAACATCAGTCAATATTTTTAATGTTCCCGATCAATTACAGGATGAATTGCGAGGGGGTAAATTCAAATTAACAGCACCGGAGGGTGCTTATATAACTTTGCCAAATGGAACCACAGTGCAGAAAGCATTTCGTGGTTTAGCTGTTCAGCAGGCCGAACGATTCAGTCAGGTTGTTAGAAGTGGATTATTAGCAGGTGATACAACTCAGCAAATGGCTCGGAGATTAAAGGGCCGTTTGGAATTTGGACAAACTGGAAATGTTAGACAGATTGCATTAGCTGGAGGTCATGCCACAAAGATGGCAAATCATCAGGTGATGACGATTGTTAGAACTAGCGTTAATCAAGTTGCAAATACAGCAAGTAAAAGAGCGTTTGAAGCTAATTCTGATATTGCTAAAAAATACAAATATGTGGCGACTTTAGATAGTCGAACATCTGCCATTTGTGCCCAACTTGACGGTCAGAAATTCACATATAACAAAGGGCCAACCCCACCCCAACATTTTAATTGCAGATCAACAATAGTTCCTGTTATAGATGACGAGTGGTACGAGCAGTTTGGAGAAACGCCACCGGATAAAGTCTTCGGGCCGGATGAAACACAAAGGGCAGCCAAGTGGGGGAAGGGACAAACGGGAAGACCAGTCCCCGGAAATATGACATACGGACAATGGTTAGCTCGGCAACCTAAAAGTGTGCAGGCTGAAGTTTTAGGGAAAGAAAAGTCTGCTTATTTCCGTCGGTTGTCAAAACAAAAGGGTGGAAGGGATGCGTTGCGTTCAATCGTTCGTGAGGATGGGAGCGAGGTTTCGTTAAAACAATTAAAGGCTCGATACGGCGATCCGGCGAAATTACCAGCACAAAAGCCTCGGTTTAGTAAAACAGTTCAGTCTGTTGTTGCTAATCCTAAGAAGTGGTTCGACAAAAAGAGTTCGGTTCCTTTAGGAAAAGGAGTAGCCGGAGAAGCAAGACTGGTTTCTAGCACGGCAGGAGGAGTTGTTGTTAAGCGTGGTCGGATAGCTGAAAACGAAATTGCATCAATGAGGAAGTTGCAGGATACAGGCGTTGTTCCTGAACTCTTTGGTTTTAAAAAATTAGAAAGGAAAGCACAGATTGCTTCGTCGTCAACGGTAACAATTAAGACTGGTTACTTAAGTATGGGAAGAGCAAAAGGTAGAACTTTGATGAAGCAAATATCATTATTCGGGGTCAAAAGTAAGAAAGAAGCTGTTGAAATAATGGACTCATATATGGATGTTAGAAAAGCTATTCATTTAAAAGGAGTTGCTCATAATGATATGCACGTTATGAATTTCTTCTATGACAGAAAAACGAAGAAGGGAATGGCGATAGATTTAGGGCTGGCTCAATCAGACCCAAAAGCGGCATTAATAGAAGCAATGGGAACGGGAGAAGCGAATAATATAATGGGAAAAATTGGTGGGGATTGGCAATCTTACAGGGTTATTGAGGAAATTGAATTAATTGGGCCTTCTGGCTTTTTATCAAAAAGTGATTCTAAATATAAGAAATTTATTTCAAACAGAAAGAAAGTAAGAACCCTGTTAGAAAAAGAGTTGGACGGACCTGAATTAATGTCACGAAACATTAGGGAACGAACCGATAACTTGCCGGGTATTTCTGATGCAAAAGCACTAAAATATATCAACATGCTTTACGAAGGATTGTGATTAGTAATTCCAAGTATTTAGCCTTGTGCCATCAACGGAAGATGGCTAACTGGGAGGCTGATTTTGTGACAGCAGATCGCTTGTATAATCAAATGAAAGAAATGATTAAAAAGGATCAAGTAACAGATGAAGAGTTACAGGCTTCGGCTTATGTTTAAATTAATTAGTTTTTAAAAATGCCGGGTAAACATTCTTTCGCTTCTGCTGCTTGGGGCAAGAAAAAAGCAACAAAGGCCAAGCCCAAAAAAGGCAAAGGGTATAAAAAGTAATATACTTTTAGAAGTTACGACCCTGTGGGTTTTATGTCTGAAGAAGCTAACGCTCCTGTGGAGCAGGCTGTCGATTCTGAAGTTGAGAATCTAAAAGCTGAAGTAGAGGCGATGCGTAAAAAAAACGCTGAGCTATTAGACGAAACAAAAAAAGCAAAAGCAAAAGCGAACGCTGCTCCTGATGTGGATGTTCAGGCTTTGCTTGATTTTAAGGCGAAAGCGGAACAGGTCGAATTAGAGCAGAAAGGAAAGTACGGAGAAGCAAAACAAGCATTAGAACAGCAATATAGAGAGAAATCAACAACAGATAAACAGCGAATAGAAGAGCTTGAATCAAAGCTCCGAGAACTCGAATTAATTTCACCCGCAAGCCAAGCATTAGCAGAAGTTGTTCACGATCCTAATTTAGTTTTACAGAACTTTTTACCAAAAGACAAAATTGATCTTCAAGAAGGAAAGCCTGTTGTTGTCGATGGATATGAACGTATTCCTGTTGCTGATTGGGCTAAAACAAAACTAAAAGAACAAGCTCCCTATTTGCTGAAACAACAGGTACCGCAAGGGGGTGGAGCTCCTGCTGGAAGAACAACATCTGCTGCTGTTCCGTCTGGAACCAAGAACCCGTTTGAGTCTGAAACTTTCAATATTACAGAACAAATGAGGTTGTATAGAACAGATAGAGATTTATATGATCGGTTACAATCGGCTGCAAAGCGTTAGTATAGTTAGAGAAGACAAGGCTGTGCCGAGTCAGGGGCTTGTGGCCCACATCGTAATTCTATTTCTTTGGTATTTTTATGGCGACCTTACGGTCGGACGTGATCATCCCAGAGGTGTTTACACCTTATGTCATAGAGCAAACAACTCAACGTGACGCTTTCTTAGCTAGCGGTGTGGTTCAGCCTTTGGCAGAGTTAAACGCAACTGAGGGTGGAGACTTTGTTAACGTCCCATTTTGGAAAGCAAATCTTTCTGGTGATTTTGAAGTCCTATCAGATAGCACATCATTAACACCCGGTAAGATTTCAGCAGACAAACAGATTTCTGTTGTTTTACACAGAGGTCGTGCTTTTGAAGCAAGAGATTTGGCTGCTTTAGCTGCTGGTAGTGACCCTATGGCAGCAATAGGTAATAAGCTTGGTGCTTATATCGCTCACCAAAGACAGAAAGATTTACTTTCTACTCTTTCTGGAGTCTTTGGATCAATCAACAACAACTCTTCGAGTTCTGCTTTCTTCAATCTTTGTATTGACTCAGAAAGCGGTGATAGTCCTACAGCATTAAGTCCTAAGCATGTTGCAAAAGCAAAAGCTATTTTAGGCGATGCAGGTGACAAGCTAACTGCTGTTTGTATTCACTCAAAGGTTTATTACGACTTAGTTGAGCGTAAATTAGTTGACTACGTTTTAGCATCTGACACAAACGCAACTGCAACTGCTTCTGGCGGTACAATTGCTCCTGCTTATGCTGCTGGTAACAACACTGTTCCTACATATTGTGGGCTTCGTGTAATTGTTTCTGATGATGTAGCAACAACTGGTTCTGGTGCTTCTACTGAGTACTCCAGTTACTTCTTTACTGCTGGAGCAATCGCTTCAGGTGAGCAGGCTGGACTAACAATGGAAACTGACAGAGACATCTTGGCTAAGTCCGATGCTCTCGCTGTCGATCTTCATTACACATATCACCCTGTTGGTTCCAAGTGGGCTGTTACTACAAC